TTACCAAAGTTTGCTTGTAAGTCTTGGTTAATAACTTCTACAACACTCTTCAAAAATTCAAATGGTGCCGCATCCATCACTTGCTTTTGGAATTGGAAGAACTTATCACTAATCATAGATATTTGACCAGTGAATGTATTAGCCATGTCTTGTGAAGCACCTGCTATAGTAACTGTGCCATCTCTAAAAGCTGAGGTAATAATGTCTTTGGTTTGTTCAGCGTTGTATCTTACACCTTCTTGGAAACCTAATAGTGCCTTAACACCTCTTTCCCTAAATAAATCAGCACTTGCTATACCACCACTAAATGCTCTCTGTAATTGTCCTGCTGTTTCAACAAAACTTAATCCACTTGCCGCGGCAATGTCACCTGTTATTTCTAAAAGGTTATTAAGTTCATCTGTTGAATCAGCTACAGTTAGTAGTAGTGGCGCCGCTTGTGCCATGTCTCTCAATTGGAAACTACTTCTACTTGCCGCATCAGTAACAATGTCTAATGCTTTAGCGCCTTCTTGTGCTGAGCCTGTAATAAATTTAAGTTGAACACCTAAGTTTTCAACTTCAACTGCTGTATCTAAAAAACCACGTGCTAGTTTAACACCTCCAAGTGCCGCCGCTACGCCAACAACAAGTGTTCTTAATCTTGCGAAACCGTTGTTAATGTTTTGGGTGCTACCTTGGATAGCACTCAGTTGTGTGTTAACTTGTCTTAAACTTGCCGCCGCCTTATTTCGGGCGACGATGTTTATTTCTGTTGTGGCCATCTTTTATTGCTTCCTGTTCCATTTTAAAGTATGCTAACCATAAGTTTATTTCCAGGACAGAGAGTTGGAAGACTTCTTCAATTGATTTGCCTAGTTTATCTGCTATTCTCATTATCAATTGTAGATCCCTGTCCTCTCTTAGTTTTTTTCTACTGCTTCAAAATTTACTGAATCTGTAGTGTTAATTTGTCCTACTACTCTTGTAATAACAGTAGGGTCAACTTCGTTCATTAGCGTTACTTTGTCAAATTTGCTAAACATTGGCTTGCCAGTGGCATCCAATGCTTTTAAAATTAGTGTTTCAATCAAAGCTTCTGTGATCTTACCTTTTTGTGTAAGTTCAATAATACGGCTTTCCGTAGCAAAGTTATTGATTGGTTTAAAATATACATCTGTTTTCCATTCCGGAACTGTTACTGATTTTAAATCACCAGTTAGTTGATCTGCGAAATGTTTTGTCGCGTTGCTTAATACACTCATCTTATTGTCCTTTTCGATTGTCTAATCGTTTTTCTAATTGTTTGTTTTACAAAGCCTCGTGGCTTTTGTTTACTCCATCCTTCGTCAAGACGGTCAATATAAGGAACAGTATTTGATACTGTATCCTTAGTATTCTTTTTAGTCCAACCACGGCTCGCTCTACCTGTCAACTTTGGTGTTTCATTACGAAGATTACCTTGTAGTTGATTTGTAAAACCATCTATAAACTTTTCAATGTCTTCATTAAGTTCGTCTATAGTAGTTTTAGGTGAACTAACCGTGATTGAAATCATTTTTATTATGCTCCAGCCGCAAATGCTATGTCGCCTGTGAATGTTCCTGATACTGTAGCAGTTACTACATCATCAAATGATGAGTTAACTGAATATCCTGTAAGAATGCCTGTTCCAAAAATCTTTGAACCAGCCGCTTCTTGTCCGCTTGGATATAATTCTACAACACAGTTTTCACCCGCGTCACCCAATGCCAGTGCTGATAGTGTGCTTTGCTCTTGCTTACTGTAAAGTATCTCAGCAGTAAAAGTTGCCGCCTCTAAACCTCTTTTGTAAGTTCTTGCTGTATCGCCCATTGACGTATCTTCAATAACTTCCATAGTGTGATCAAGAGTGAAACTTCTTACTTCTGCTAAAGCTACAGCAGAGCCGCCTGATTCAGCTATGCGAATCACGCCACTTCGTCCTGTAAATGTTGCCATCGTTAGTCTCCTTCTTTATCGTTGTTATTGTGTTGATTTTCTTCTAACACAGTTTTTACTTCGTCTTCAATAGTTTCCTTAACTGGTTTTAAAACAGTTTTAGGTGCTTCCACCTTCTTCTCTTTCTTTGCCGGTTTTGGATCTGATTTAATTATGATTGCCATATTACGCTTCTCCTGTTCTATAACGATATCCTACTTCGAAAGCTAACTCAATTTTGCCAATAGTGTCTTCAACAGCATTGTCTACAGTAATTTCTCTTAATTCTGTATAGTCTGCTACACTTCCTCTTGTCTGGTCTGCTGTTAAAGCCTCTTCCATTCTTTCAATAACATCATTTCGTGTTTTATCCATCATTTCAGGGCTTGTTCTAACAAAACAAACAACATTCATTGTAAGCACACTCTGTCTCATAGCACCACTTGAATTGCCGGACTTCATGTCCAGGTCAGTTCGTGACTCATTGAGTGCTTCAACATAGGCACAAGGAAATTGAGCATTCGAAATCCTTTGCGGATCAATTGGTGCTCTTGTTACAAGCACAAACTGTGGGTCTGTAGCATCTTTTATGATAGTTACAAAGTTTTCCGCTATGCTATTTCTTACGCTCATTTTACCTTACCAATTTTAATTGTTCTCTGTGAACACGTTCATTATTTTCATATAAGCCATCAGAGTCAAAGTCATAGTGTAACTCTCTAATCATTAAATCAAACTCTTCATCAAAACGTGCTTTATAAAAGTCTATCATATTAGTAAACCTATCACCATCAACTTCGTGTTTTGTAAGTTTAGGTAATATGTAGTATGCTAATACATGATAAACTGTAGAACGTTTTAATTCAGCTGGATTTAATTTATTAGTATCCATTTCACCATATCGACTTGTATCTGAGAGCGTAACATCGTATATCTTACTAGCAACATCAGGCCACCAACGTATTCGTAGTAGTCTGTAGATGTCGTTTTCTGATTTGGATATCATATCTGAAAAGTCCTGTATACCGTATTCATGTATATCCGGAACATATTCTAGAATATCGTTTTCAGTAATAAGTGCCATATGCCGCTCCTAATTGGTTTACAAGTAGGGATTGCTCCCTACTTGCTATACTGTGTTATTAGTCAATGACTCTTTCAGTTATTAATTTAACACCATGTGTTGGCTGGATCGCAGCCGCACCCATAGTCATTTTCATAACTACGTCAGTTGCTCTTTCTTTGGCTTGACGTTGTGTTTCCATTTCCATCTCGCCTCTCATCGCTAAACCAATAGCCGAAGGAGCAAACACACCTTGTGTCATAGCCTCAGCTGAATCTTCAGTAATTAGTGATGATTCGTAAATTTCTACACCAGCCGCTGTGCCGATGAAGTAACCGTTAAGCACTCTGTTCTGTAAATCAGAACCTGCTAAACCGCCTCTGTTGTCAGTTGAACCACCAACAGCACCAATCTCTTTCTTAAGATTGTAAGCCGCTCTTGGATCGATAACAGCATAGTAAGGTCCAGGGACTTTACCTGATTTTAGTGTAGCCGCCGCTTTAAGAATTAAATCTAATGTTAATTCAGTTCCTGAAGCACCTACTGTGCCACCAGTGAATGAACTAAATGTTGCCCAACAAATCTCGTCAATTTTTTCCGCCATAGCTCGTCCAGATGCCTCACCCAATTGAGCAACCACATTATTAGAGACTGAGTCTGCTAATAAGTCTGTTACTTGATGGTAAACACCATATTCGTCCATAGTGATAGTTGATGATGTAGTGTTAGTATTTGCCGCAGAGAAAGCTGAGCCTTCGCCTGGGGCTGCCGCTGATACAGCCGCCCAAACTGGAATTTGGACTGTTTTAGATTGGCCTTTGGCCACATTGTAAACTGATGTAAGTTGTCTTGCTACACTGGATTCTGCCGCGGCATATCTTGAGTCAGCAAGAAGATTTACAAACAATTCACTGTTGATAGTTGTTGTATTTGCCATGATAATGGTCTCCTTTTGCTTTTAAGACTTACAAACTTTCTTTGTATAGTCTATATTTTTCTCTGTGTTCTGGTCTACTCATATCCAATGTTAATGGATCAAAGTCTTCCGGAACATTTTTACTAAGATTGCTCTTAGTGTCCGCGCCCCCTGGAGTTGCTTGGGCAAAGTGTGGATTACTTTTTAAGAAGTCTCCCACAAGTTCTGAAATGCCTTTAGGTTCACCTTTGTCATTGTATAATGGAGTTCCGTTTACATCAATCACTTCTGCTTCACCATGTTCACCAAGTCTAACTTGGCTTTTTAATAGTGTAGCAACCTGTTCTGGATTGATTGCTTTCATAGAACTTGCCGCTGATAAAACAGCACCATCTACTTTAACACGAGTAAGTTCACCTTTAAGTTTGCTTACTTGTTCAGTGTGTTTTTGGACAGTATCTTTAAGGATACTTTCAAACTCACCTCTGGCTTTCTTAGCCTCCATCTCTTTTGTTTCCTCAGCTTCTACCATTTCTTGGTATTTTGCTGTGTCAACACCAGCGTATTTTCGCTCAAACTGTCTTCGCTGTTTTAACAGCCTGTCTTCAACTATTTTGTCTAGTTGTTCCTGAGAAAATGTTTTAACGCTTTCCTCAATCGCTTCCTGCTTTTCTACTTCTGTAGCGGCTACAGTTGCCTCAACCTGATTTTCTTCAGTCATTATAGTATTCTCCTACTAATGTTATTTATGCTTGACAATAACTACCGAATATATCGCTTTTTGCTCAACTCGTTCTACGCCATATGATTCTATATTATCGTATAGTATAGGCCGTTCATCTTTGTCTAATTCATACAATATAAGGTGTCCATCCTGCTTTAGTTTAGTAAGCATCATTGGAATGTATACACCTATATTCTTAGCAAACAATTTAATACAGTCATACTTTTTAGGTAATGTTTGTATTGTCTTGCCTATATCATATTTTGTATATTGCCAGTTTACGTTAGTGATAGGTCCAAAGCGTTTTTGATGGTTATAACATTGTGATCTACAAAATTCTAAAAAGTCCCTATTACGGTCATACACGTCAATTGTAGATGCTACACCGCTTAACCATGCTGTGCTTCTTCCCAAATCACTTCCTATCTCACACATCGTATTATAATGATGTGTAGAAATTCTTTCTAATAAAGTCTTGTATATTGGATCTAATACTCTCCTAGCAAAGCCAGGATTGTGATCTCTGTGAACGTCCCAATACCCCCTGAATACGGGAGTATTAGTTCTTTCGTGTGCTTCGATCCATCTATACGTTGTCGTTTCCGTTGTTGTCATTGTTATTGAATAAGTTTGCTATTTCTGGATGTAAGTCCATTATTTCTTGATTGGTATAACCTGTCTCTACCATTTCTCTTAAATGCGACACTAAATCTGTAGCATCAACAACTGGTCTATGTTGAACCATGTCTTTGTTTGGTGTAGCCAATACATTAGCTCTCATAGTATCATCTTCAATTAATGTTTCAGCAATCAAACTGTCAATTGCTTCTAATAATTTAGGATTCATAGGATTTGCTTCTTTGGCAAGTTTAATGTTACTTAAAGTAACTGCTGTATCTCTTTGATCAAATGTCATAGGATAATCTACATCACCTGTCCAAGGAGTGCCTTGCCATCTACCAAACAATCCCCATAGTTGCTCCTCACCGTGGCATAAGTTTGAACTTTTCTCTGCCAATTTTTGTGTAAGCATTTTTTGTTCTACTAACATAGCAACACCTGACATAGCAGTTCTTGTTCCTCTTGCTGTCTCAAGGTGTGCCATCTTATCAACCATTGCTATCTTTTGTCTAATGCTGTTTAAAATACCATCTATAGACTCACTGCTCGGCTGAAGTAAAAATGGTTTTAAGCCTGGGTCTAAGTTTTCTTCCATTTGTATAATAGCACCTGCTCCCGCTGTTGCTTCAGTGCTTGGAGTTTTTACTAGACTAGGATGACCATTCATTCTAATGCTTTGTTCAATCTCTGATAATTCTTGTGCTATTGCTCTCTGTTGATCAGCAATATCATCAATGTCACTAATACCAATTGTTCTAATTGGAGAACGTGCTGAATAAACAGGAAAAGCAGGAACCATGCCAATTGGATTAGGAACACTCATTAGTGTTACAGGATCCTCTTCATTGTCTACTACTTGTAAAGTGTCTATTCTGTCTCTATAGTATACTTTGTGTATTTGTGTTGGGCCGTTAATATCTTCAACTACTCTCAAACTGTCTAATTGGTAAACACCATTTGGCATTCTTGTAAATCGCCAATCAATTACATTCTCCGGAGTAAACATACTAACATAAGGGCGAATGCCAGCGGCTTGTTGCTCTGCTAATGTATTAACTGGTGTTGACGGCTTATCTACTACTACCCATACTGCTCCATATACACTTGAATAGATGCTAACATCTCTCATGAAAGCATCAAAACTTCTGCCTTCTAAGTCAGCGTCTTTTAGAAAGAACTTAACATCAGTTTCATTTAAACCACTGATGTCTCTTTTAATTGGTTGACTGTATATAAAACTCGTATAAGTGTGAACTACGTTTTTACATAAATTGTCTAATGGTGTTGATTCAATTCTCTGCTGATATTCTTGATCAGTTTCCAACACATATCTTGTAAGATACTCACCTTCTTTAAAACTCTGTCCACCTAAGTAGCTGTCGCTAAGAAAACGCCAACGACCAATGTTACGTTTCCACTCCGGGTGGGCATCGCGATAAGCATCATTGTAAAAATTATTTGTCATATCTGTTTCCTTTATTTACTATGCCCTTATTGGAACAGCCCATCGGACTGGTTCCGCTTGTTTTACTTTATTTCTCGCTACTGGATAGTTGTATTCAATAGCGTAACCAAAAGCGTCAGCTACGTGGTTATAATCATTTCTTAAATCAGGAATCATTGTTCCTTCTCTATAACTCATACGTTCTAATGCTTTAATTGTCCATTTACATTTTGGATCAATTTTAAATCTAACCTGGTCTGCTTCATTAAGTAGCAAACTGTTAACAGCATTTACTCTGTCTCTTACAGGTATAGAATGTCTTCTTGTTTTTACTATCAAACCTTCGTTCTCTAGTATTTGGTGATCCGATCTTCCCATAGCACTTGTTTTTAAAGCACGTCCGGCAGGATCAGGATACATTATCATCCTACTTTTAGGAAATTTGTTTTTAAGTTCTTGTGCCATTTCATGTGTATTACTATTCCATAATATCAATTCATCAATAGCCCATAAACCTTCTCCATGCTTTGCCATTACCACTGCCGCACCAGGATTAATATTAAAGTCAATCCCCACATGGAGTATGCTTGGTTGTGGAAAGTTGTATGCTTCAACATGACGAGGTCTATTGTAGTTGTAGTAAATTAATCCTTCATAACTTTCAAAGGAGGCTTCAAATTCTTGTCTGAAAGTTTTA